GAGAACTTCCCACTTCTTCAAATGCAAACACAGTAAGGATCATTTCGGTGCGAGGGCGTTTGCCCTCGTTCCAAGTTCCATTCTCCATTTCACATAACGTATCTAGGCATAGGCGTAAGAGAAAAAAAAGCGGGTTATCCGCTGGGCGGAAAGTTGTGAGGTCTGTCAAGCTAGTTTATGGGTGCGACTAATGTGTACAAAAGTTATCCACAGAAAAGATCTTATATACTTGCAATTAGTTAGGATAAGAGTATTTTATACTCATGCCTAACAACAACAATCTCGTCAATAGACCTTTTGCAGATTTGCAGGAGCGTCTTGATAACGTTCAAAGGCAGGAACGTAATGACGTGAATACAATAGACAGAAGGGATATGTATCGTGCTATTGCTACTTATCTTGATTCTGAAATTTATCATCTTATTGTTAATACTGATAACGCTGAGATAAAGCAGTGGGGTCGTCGTATTCTCAACAAGGTTGCAGAAATGCACAAGGATATCTTATAAGATAACTCTCGCCTGGCGGTTTCTCCGCCAGGCATCTCCACCTGTTCCGATCCTGAATTACCATCAAACTTACTAGACATACTACATCTTGGGAGTCCCTTAAGGTTAGACCACAAGATCTTGTGCCCGTGCCCGTGGGGGGAGGGGGTTAAACCGCCCCCCTAAGACAACGCAGGCGAGACCTAAGTTGAGATTTACACAAATAATCTGTATGATAATAATTCTGAGATGAAAGTAGATTTTGACGTATCCTCTATGGATCAACAAGAGGCGAAAGAAGCCCTCTTAAAACTTGAACTCCGAAAGACACAACTAGAACTAGCAAGTAAGGCAAGAGACTCCTTTATAACGTTCGTTAAAACTGTGTGGCCAGGGTTCGTGGAAGGTGAACACCACATCAGGATCGGTGAGAAGTTCGAAAAGGTACTATCGGGTGAGATTAAAAGATTAATTGTGAACATGCCACCCCGACATACAAAATCAGAATTTGCGTCCTATCTCTTTCCTGCTTGGCTCATGGGCCACAAACCACAGACCAAGATCATTCAAACAACACACACGGCTGAACTGTCTTATCGTTTCGGTCGTAAAGTGAGAAACCTCATGGATAGTGAGGAGTATAAGGCGGTATTTACAGATGTTAAACTTAGTCAAGATTCCAAAGCTGCGGGTCGATGGGAAACAAATTATGGTGGGGAATATTTCGGTGCAGGTGTGGGCGGTGCTATTACTGGTCGTGGCGCTGATCTTCTCATTATCGATGATCCTCATTCCGAACAAGATGCTCTAAGTCAAACAGCCATGGACAATGCATGGGAGTGGTATACTTCCGGTCCTCGTCAGCGTTTACAACCTGGTGGCAGTATTGTTTGTGTCATGACTCGATGGAGCGAAAAAGATTTAACAGGTAACTTACTCAGAGCCATGGGCGAAGTCAAAGCCGATCAATGGGACGTGATTGAGTTTCCTGCGATCCTACCGAACAATAAACCTGTCTGGGGAAACTATTGGAAGTTAGAAGAGTTAGAAGCTGTCAAAGCATCCTTATCCGAACAAAAATGGCAAGCGCAATGGCAACAGAACCCCACGGGTGAAGAAGGGGCTATTATCAAACGTGAGTGGTGGAACCTGTGGGAGCGTAAAGAAATTCCAAGATTATCTCACGTCATTCAAAGTTACGACACAGCATTTACCAAAAAAGAAACGGGTGACTATAGTGCGATCTCGACGTGGGGTGTGTTCTATCCTGATGAGATAACACCAAATATAATTTTGTTAGACGTTGTCAAAGATCGTTTTGAGTTTCCTGAGTTGAAAAAAGTTGCAGTAGAACAGTATAAATACTGGGAACCGGAGTCCGTGATCGTTGAAGCAAAGGCGTCGGGCTTACCGCTAATACAAGAATTACGTCAGGTTGGTATTCCTGTTATCAACTTTACACCTAGCAAAGGCAATGATAAGTTATCGAGAGTGCACGCTGTTGCTCCTGTGTTTGAGAGTGGAGCAGTATGGGCACCGAAAGAACGCTGGGCTGAAGAGATGATTGAAGAATGCGCTATGTTTCCTCATGCGGAACATGACGACTTAGTCGACTCCATGAGCCAAGCACTACTAAGGTTTCGTAAGGGAAACTTTGTGGCATTGCATGATGACTACGAAGAAGAGCCCACGGACCACGGACAAACGGAGTATTATTAATGGCATACAATCCTTTTGATGATGTAATCGAACAAGACCCTGCATATATGCAAACGGGTGGTCAGAGTGTTATTCCACAAAGAAGAGCTGACTATACACAAGAAACATCTTCACCTTTTGTAGATGCTGTTACAAAAGGTTTACAATTAATAACCCCTAAAGATCAGACATTAGAACAGATTGAAAAGAACAAGCAACTTAGATCACTGTCCACGGCCCAAGCACTAAAAGGAACAAAGTTTGAAGAATACGCAGGTCAAGCAGACTTGCCAAGTTTCGTGGTTCAAAGTCCAGGGATCAAGGAACGTTTAGATGCAGCAGGATATGAACGACAATCAGCTTTTGAGGGTGCCTCACGAATTATGGATTTTATGGCAGGAGATGAGAAAAGAGCATTTGAAAAACTTTCAGCGGGACAAAAATTAGATCAGTCAGATATCGCTGCTGTCGCCATGACACCTCTTATTGCTTTAGATGCAATAGGACTCGGTGCTCTCGCAACTAGACTTGGTAGACTAGGTTTTAAAAAAATAGATGATGTTTTAAAATCCACATCGCAAGATCCTGATGTTATTAAAGTCAAAGAAACTTTAGGTGGTGGTGATATCATGCAAAAAATTCAGTCAACCATTATGCGTAGTCCTGCAGATGAAGGAGCAGGAGGAAGTGGTTTAACAGGCAAACAAGTAGGTTTGGCACTAGGACCTGATGCCAAAAAAGAAAAGTCGTATGGATATTTAAGACAATCATTTGAAAATTTTAAAAAAACAAAACCTAATATTATTAGTCCAAATACATTTTATGATTATTTAAATAAGCAAGGTGTAAAACTTCAAGTTGGAGAGGGAACAAAAAGATCTGGCATTACACATTTAAGAAAAGCGATTAACTTCTTAGACCCAGAAGCAAATTTAGTGTCTGGTAGATATTTACCATGGATGTTTGCAGCAGAAAATATTATGAAAGCAAGTGATAAAACTCTGACCTCTCGTGACATTTTAAAAGGACTAAAAGCACAAGGGTTTGATATTCAACAAAATAAAATTGAGGGATGGCTAAAGAGCGGTATCAACATACAAGATAAAAATTTATTAAATAAAGTAAACATTACTAAAGGAAAATATTCTGAAAATATTAGAGGGGAAAAAGTAGATGCTATTTTATCTTTAATAAATCAATTAGAAAACGATCCTTCATTAACAAAAAAAGGTTTTAAAGAATACTCAATAAATGTGCCGAGTGAACAAAGAGACATAAATATGAAAAATATTATGGCAGGTCTTAACAAGGGTACCTCAAAAAGTCTTATAGAAGATCTTGGTAAAGAAAATGTTGAAAAATTAAATTCATTAATAGGTGCACCTGATGAAGTTGTTGAGAGCGTTTTTGATCAATATATGCCTATTAGCCCTAAAAGAATTAATAATCTATATAACACTGGAGTTTACAAATTAAAACAAGCATATAGAGATGGCACATTTAAAAACTCAGACAATTTTGAAGATGTGATGGCATCCTATGGAATACAAAAAAAAGATAGTCCATATTATGTAAAACAAGAAAATCAACAAAGAGTACAACAACTTATAGACGATCTGGAGATGTTAGATACTCCTGCAGAAAAAGCTGCGTATCAAAAAATATACAACGAGTCTAAAGAATTATCCGATTATACAATTCCTGAATATAAAAAAACAATAATGTCAAGCGAGGCTTTACAAAAAAGATTGTTAGAAGAATATAGAAAGTTTGATCCTGAAGCTGATCTAGAAACAGCACTCAATATGACAGGAAGAGCTTTTGGCGGACACGTATCTCACATATATCGTATTGATGATTTTGCAGGATCCAAAAAAGATTTTAAAAGAGGCATGAAAGGTATGGGCACTATAGCTAATATGGTTCGTGTTAATTTTGGTATTGAGAATTTAGGTCTACAACAAACTGCGGAAAATGTATTAGACACAAACATTCAAGCAATGAAAAGAGCATTTAAAGCAGGAGACATGGAAAAAGTCGAAAAACTTGCAAATGTAATTAAACAGTATGATGAATACTTAACGACAAAAGGAATGGCAGCTTACAGAAGATTATCAAAAAAAGCTTTAACACCAGAAGTAATTAAAAAGCTTAATGAAGTATTAGGTAAAAACGTTGCTGGAACTATTAGAAAAATTAAAGATGTTACCATTGACGGTGAAAAAGTTACAGGAGAAGGAAAGGTTAGTGCAAAGTATAATGATATTTTAATCGGTTCAAATATGCCACAAACACTTATTGATCAAAAAATGAGATTCGATAATTTAATGGCTTATTTTTTAGAAAATCCAAAAGCTTTAAAAATAGATTTAAGAGATCCATTAGATAAATCAGTGGTCATAGATACAATGCGTGAAACACCTTATAGTAGAAAAGGATTTTTAAATTTAGGCACAAAAGACATTATTGAAAACTCTGGATTTAAAAGAGGTGGACCTGTCAAAATGGCCATGGGCGGTGATCCTTTAACCAATCTTAATCAACAACAGTTTGCACCTGACCCTGCCTTTGAAGGAGAAGATTATTTTCAACAAGCTGTAGACTCAGGTAATCTATACGCATTCAACCCAACAAAATTATTCAAACTCTTTGGTAAAGTTGATGGTGTACAAACACCAAAAAAAATTACAGAACCCGAAGCGGTCGACGCCCCTGCAGGAACAACATTACCTGCAACACAAGTCGTACAACCTCAAGACTTTCCGTTTCGCTCTTACACCTTAGAAGCAATCATGGACCCGAATGCACCAAAGGCAGCGACACCTCAAGCATGGGCAGACTTTTTAGTCAAAGGTAAAAAATCACCATTATCGGAATTACAAGACTCAGGTTTAGAGCAATACCTTCGTGATTTTGAATCATACTTTCCTAATCAAAAAATTACACAAACACAATTAATTGACTATTACGAAACTTCACCAATTGGTAATTTAAGTTTTAAAGTAAAAGAAGATACACCTATCAGGCAAAATCAAGATCCTGCGTATTCGCAGTATTCAGGTGGTCAAAAACATAAAGAAGCGGGTAATCAACCTCTTGATGAAATAGGCTCAGAGTATCGTGAGATTGTGGTGGAAGCAGGACCTTTACCAGGTGAGACAAGACCTTATGTACAAAGTGGACATTACAATGAACCTAACGTCATTGGATTTACTCGTGTTGCAAACTATACAGGTAAAGATGGCAACCCGATTGCAGTTATTCAAGAAATGCAAACAGATATGTTGACCACTGTTCGTAAAGAACAAGAACGTCTACAAGCATTACTTGGAAGAATAAAAAATTACAAAGCATCGGCAGAAGCAAAATTACAATCAACAAGTGAGTATGATATTTCAATGGGGCAACAAATGCTTCAAAGTTTAAATCAAAAATATCCACCGACAGTCATCAAAGCTTTAGAAGAAAATCAAAACTTAATAAAACCTTTTCCTAATGAAGCAGGTAAAGAATTAATTCCTGGCTTTGCTCAAGATATACAAAATTTACAAAAACAAATCGATGTGGCAGTGCAAGCAGATATTGCTCAAACTAATCCTGATACAGGATTTTTATTGACACAAATAAACAATCAACAAATGGAGGTATTAAATAAATTACAAGATTTAAATCGTTCAGGTGAAATTGATCAGATCTTAGGCGGAATAAAAATTCCTTCAGCAAGTAACACAGATGATCTTACACGTATTGCAAATGATCCGGACCCCTCTTATCTTGAAGATGGTTTTTCATATGGAACAAAAGAATTAACTTTATTTCCTCCTATACCCTTTAACAAACAACCTGACTATGTTGATTTATTATTGAAAGCAACAATCAAAGATGCTCAGTCAAAAGGTATTAACAAAGTTGCTATCTATCCCGCTGACTTAGTAAACAGACGCTGGAGTAAAACACCAGGTTCAGATGCAGCTAAAAAGTTTGAAGATTTGTATGGTAAAGTAGCGATTCAACAAATGAAAAACATTGCAAAGAAGTATGGTGGGACAGCACAGTTTGAAGCTATTACAGACCCCACTAAAGCATCAAAGGGATTGAGATACTATAATAGAAATATTGACGGCAACAAGTTTGACATTTTAAAAGAAGAGGTGCCCCGTGCAGAATTATCACCAGAGGAAGTTCAACCTTTCTTTGATGAGCAAATTAAACGAATGATTGACGGACAAGGTTCTGATTTTAGAGTAGCTTTGACAAGAGAAGTAGCTCCAGGTCAAACAATGGATTACTTTGTTTTACCCGCAGATAATGATAAAGGTTTCTTATTACAGCCTTTTAAAGCAGGAGACGAACTAGAGGATGCACAAATAGTAATCGAAGAATTTAACCCACAAGAAATTAAAATGTTTACAATTACACTTGATTCACCAAAAGCAGAGCAACCCATGTATCTGTTTAAGAAAAAATCTGGTGGAAGTATTGACAAAGATAGTTTAGTTTCAATCACAGATATATACGGAGAATATGGCAGATAAATTTGACAGTACAGCAGATACCCCATACCTAGCACGTGAGGCGGGTGGTCCTGAGCAAGATGATGTTCAAGTTGAAGAAACTGGAACAACAGTAGATCTCACTAATAACGTTGATGAAAATGTAGAGATAGAGGCAGACGGTTCTGCAATCATTAATCCTGAGGAAGAATTACAAACTTCTACTTTTACATCTAACCTTGCGGAAGTTTTAGATGAAAGTTATATGCAATCAGTTGCAAATGAACTTATTGATAAAATAGATAATGATAAATCAACACGTGAAGATTGGGAACAAGCTTACACTAAAGGTTTAGACCTTCTTGGTTTTAAATACGAAGAAAGAACAAGACCTTTTAGAGGTGCAGCAAGTGTGCATCATCCTGTTCTTGCTCAAGCGGTTACACAGTTTCAGGCAATGGCTTATGTGGAACTACTACCCAGTGACGGCCCTGTTAGAACACAAGTCGTAGGTGCAAACTCAACTCAACTACAACAAGCAGCAGAGCGTGTAAAAGATTACATGAACTATGAGATCACTCATGTCATGGAAGACTACAATCCTGAAATGGATCAATTACTTTTTCAACTGCCTTTATCAGGTAGTGCTTTCAAAAAAATATATTTTGATGAAGTTTTAAATAGAGCAACATCTAAGTTTATACCTGCAGAGGATGTCATTGTTCCTTATGGTTGTTCAGACTTAGATACTTGTGAAAGAATCACACAAGTTTTAAAAATGTCTCTTAACGATTTAAGAAAGAAACAAGTTTCTGGATTTTATCTTGATGTAGATCTTCAAGGATACGATGGTTCGAACGAAAACGGTTTACAAGAAAAGAAAGATCAAATAGATGGTGAGTCACCAGGATCATATGCTGCTGATGATATGGCTGAACTTTATGAGATTCATGTCGATTTAGATCTAGAGGGTTTTGAAGATATCAATCCAAGAAATGGTGAGCCTAGCGGAATCAAATTACCTTACATTGTAACGATAGATAGAAGCAGTCAAAGAGTTTTATCAATATACAGAAACTATAATGAGGGTGACCCCATCAAAAAAAGAAATGAGTATTTTGTACATTACAAGTTTTTACCGGGTTTAGGTTTCTACGGTTTTGGTTTAATTCACATGATTGGTGGATTAACAAGAACAGCAACTTCAGCACTTAGACAATTATTAGATGCGGGCACGCTTTCTAATCTACCCGCTGGTTTTAAATCACGTGGTTTAAGAATACGTGATGATGACCAACCATTACAACCTGGTGAGTTTAGAGATGTGGATGCACCAAATGGAATTATTCGTGAAGCCTTAATGCCTCTGCCTTACAAAGGTCCAGATCAAGTCTTAATGCAACTTTTAGGTTTTTGTGTCGATGCAGCAAAACAATTTGCAACTGTCGCCGATATGCAACTGTCTGAAATTGGTAGTTCACAAACTCCTGTTGGCACAACGATGGCTCTTATGGAACGTGGCACAAAAGTTATGTCCGCTGTACATAAAAGATTACATTATGCACAGAAAAAAGAATTTGAATTATTAGCTAAAATTTTCAAATTAGTTTTACCACCAATGTATCCATACAATGTTACAGGTGGTCCAAGACAAATTAAGCAAATAGATTTTGACGATAATATTGATATCTTACCTGTATCTGACCCAAACATTTTCTCAATGTCTCAACGTGTGACGTTGGCACAAAATCAATTACAACTAGCACAATCAAATCCACAAATGCACAATCTGTATGAAGCATACAGAAGAATGTACATAGCTTTAGGTGTCAAAGATGTAGAACAAATATTACCAATACCAAAAGGACCACAGCCAATGGATCCTGCAATGGAACATAGTGTTGTTTTACGTAATCAACCACTACAAGCTTTTCCAGATCAAAATCATGAATTACATATCAAAGCACATAGAGCGTTTATGTCATCAGTATTAGTAAAATCTAATCCAATGGCAGTCATAAGTTTAGTTTCACATATCAATCAACACGTATCATTACTTGCAACTCAAGTTGTTGATCAAGCAATGGTAGAAGAAGCAGAAAAATTACGTCAACAATTTGGTGATCAAGTACCGCCAGAAGCATTACAAGCACTACAAATGCAACGTGCAATAAAAATTGACGAAGAAATTGTGAAGATTACCGAACAAATGGTGGGC